ATGGAAGAGGCCCAAGAAGAGACGGCAGAAGGAGAATAATACATATGAAAATGTGGGACAAGCAGACGGGACACGACGTAGAAGTCTTTCACTTTTTTGAGGACGGCAGGATTCTTGTGTATGACAACGCTTTGGCCGCGAAGCAGTGTGGTAACGGCTGGCAGATGCGCAAATGCAGCAGACTGATTCCGTATCCCGATGCCGATGTTTTTAAGGCCGGGGCTCAGAGCAAAACGGAATACAATAAGGCGAAGTCCAGGCTCAAACTGCTTGATGCCGAGTGGCAGACAGAAGACGGCGAAGTGTTCGATCATGCGCACCTGAATGATGCGGTAGAACACCAGCTTGCTTTGATGAAAGCGAGCGAAGCTGATGAATAAACCGATCTTTTGGATGATGGTTGGCTTGCCAGGAAGCGGCAAGTCCACCATCACCAAGATCATCCAGCGCAGCGTACCGAGCACCGTGATCCATTCCTCGGACGAGCTTCGCGGTGAACTCTTCGGCAACGTCAACGACCAAAGCAAGAACGACCAGCTTTTCACAGAGCTGCACCGGCGAATCAAAGCGGATCTCGTTGCCGACAGAAACGTGATCTACGACGCCACCAACCTCAACAAGAAACGGCGGGCATCCTTTCTTGCTGAGTTGAAGCACATCGATTGTTTCAAGCAGTGCGTTCTTGTTCTCGCGCCTCTAGACATCTGCCATATCCGCAACGACAACCGTTTTGAACGCCAAGTTCCTAGCCCCGTCATCAACCGCATGTACATGAACTTCCAGCCACCGTTTTATTCAGAAGGCTTTGACGCGATCTCGATCGAGCATAACTATAAGATCGAGGATACTTTCCGAAAGTTCGACCTTGAGAAGATGTTCAAGCCCAACTCATGGTTTATGAATTTCGATCAAGAGAACAGCCATCATAGGTTGACGCTTGGAGCTCATTGCGATGCTGCGGCTTCCTATATCTCGGCCATTATAACGGAAAGAGAGAGAAATGGAGCTGATGACGAAGAACTGAACCGGCTTGCGACTCTCGCAGATGCAGCGTGGATACACGATATCGGCAAGCTCAATACCAAGACACGGCTGAACGCCAAAGGCGAAGACGATGGTCAATGCCATTACTACCAACACCATTGCTCCGGCGCTTATGACTGCTTCTTCTATCTGCGTAACTGTGAGAAATCCTGTGAGTTGGATTCTCCTGAGAACGAGGCCAGAAATCTTTACATATCCAACCTGATCTATTGGCACATGATGCCGTACACCGCCTGGAAACAGTCAGAGAAAGCCAGAGAGCGCGATAAGCGGCTTATGACCGAGCAGATGTATGAAGACGTGCTCCTGCTCCATGAAGCAGACATCGCAGCACACTAAGGAGAAATGATATGAATAACAAACATACAAGCAGTACAAGTAGTAGCGGCATGGGATTCCTTTCGGTTTTGGGGCTTATCTTTATCGTCCTGAAGCTACTCCATGTAATTGACTGGCCGTGGGTGTGGGTGCTTGCACCAATCTGGGGCGGCTCCCTTCTTGGCATTGTAATCCTCGCTGTGTATCTGATTATCTACATTGCCATTAAAAAGAAAACAAAGAGATAAAACGTAGATTATATGAGGAGAAATAAGTTGTTCAGCACAAAATACCGCATCGAGAGCGTTGAGGAATTGACGATAAGCAATCCGATGCACGAACAGATCCGAGGTAAAATTTGTTATCCTGCTTATTTCGCAGTTGGCGAGCGCGGCATGATGCTTGTGGACATGGAGGATGCACCGTCGTTTTTGAGTATCCATAGCATCTTCACAACAAAAGTACAAAAAGTGACGAACACGAGAGACGGCGGATTTGCTGTTACGACAAAGAACTCTATCTACGTCTTTCTCCCGGTAATGGAGGAGTAAATGTCAGATTACAGACACGAAAAAGTTCTCCGCGTTCCGTACCAGAAGTATGGCCTCGGAGTCGATACAGATAGCTTGGACTTCTGCATGGATTTCGAGGACGAGCATCCGACGCTGTTCGGCGGCACACACAACTTCCAGTTTGCACCGACCGACGAGCCATTTCTGGATTACCTTCTCCTCCGGAAGTATGACTGCTCTGGTGAGTTTGGCAAAACCCGATCCCTGTATCCGAGCGAGAAGGAGAAGTATCTGCCGATCTTCCAGCGGCTCATCCCGGAGATCGACATGGACGATGTAAGGCTGGTCGAGTATTGCTGGTACGACGGCACAGAAGCGCCGGATTACTACGATGAGAGTACATACCACGATGATTTTTATGACGAGGTGTAAATGAAAGAATTTGAATTGAAGTTTTCAGAACGCGGTGACGGATATGAAGTCACCGGCCAGGAGGTCTGGTCGGACAATCCAGATGAAAAGGTTTCGTTCAGCGTTTATAACCTGTGCGAATGCCCGGAGGATGCGATCATCGGACGCGATCTGTTTGACGCCACTGATTTCATCCGAGCCGTCGAGCTTGGATTCCGGATCGCCAAACGCGGATATGACAATATCATCGTGACCGAAGTTCCTTGGGAGGATTGAAACATGAAACTGAAAGAAGCGCTGGAACTGGCCGATGAGTGCGGCCTGTCCACGGTGGGTGAAGCGATCCTGAACGTCGAGCTCCACGCGCCGAGCCTGTTCCCTTATGAAAAGATGCACGATGAACTGAATGAACTCTGCCAGGAAGCCGCTGCTTATGACGATAATCAGTTGATTTCCGGACTTTTGAGCAAATAAACTGTAGGTTTGATTATGCAATTTTGTAAAGTGTGGAAGGACATTTCAGAATCACTTAGAAAAGGCGATATCAGGAGAGAGAACCAGCTTGCCGCAGCGGATGCGATTGATTATCTGATTCAGTTGCACAAAGAGGATACGCAAGAGGTAGTCAGACTGACAAATCTTTGCCATGAAATGGAGAATAGAATGATTCTCAAGTATAACGTCGGCGATGAGATCAGCTTCAATATCAAAGGGCGCATAAAGCGCATCGACATTGAAAATGGGATCTGCTATACGGTCATCGTCAATGACGGGAACGGAAGAGAAACTTATCTCTACCTCGATGACGATCTTATGCCCCGAAAGGATTGAAATGAAGATCACAATTGAAACGGATTCCATTTGTGATAAGCGCCGCAATCTCGTTGATGCGATTGTGGGCGTGGCAATTGGTATGAGATATTGCCCCGGCGTGTTTGGATGGAAAACGAATCCAAATCTGTCTCAGAACAATTGCAGTTCTGATGACTGTATTAGGTGCTGGAGCTACGCCAAAGCGAAAGCGCTGGCAGATCAGGAATGAAACGGAGCTTTGATTATGACGATTGAACAGGAACTTGCAGCTTTGCAAGCATTTCTCGGTCCCTGGCAGCAAACCAGAGAAGAAAAGCATAAATATTCAGAAGATTGTTTTTTCTTCGAGGAAGATCAGGACATGAACGCAACGCTCCCTTATTGTGCTTATCAGCATGATGTGTATCCTCGCGGCTGTTGCAAAACATGTAAACAGTATGTGAGTAAGCAGCAAGCACGAGACTTGGTTCTTGCGTATGTCAGCAGGAAAGGAAGAACAGCCGATTAACGATTTCAGATTCGATTTCGACCTGTTCCTTCAGATCGCAAAAGAATACGGCGCTGAGATCTGCGAATGTGAATCAGGAGAAGGCGGCATCTTCGTCCAAGGGAAGCGTGTAACAGGCAAGGACATTTTTGCCATGAAAGATTGTTATGGACCAGAGTTATGTGAGCGCTGCATCTGGAAACGAAACGGAGGCTGTTCCGAATGGAATGGCATAAAGGAGACTCCTGAATACTATGGGTGAACAGGCAACACAATGCGAACTGTACGCAATCCCGGAAAACGGTGGACAGCCTGTAAAGATAAACGGCATTGCCACTCTTTCCGAGATCCAGTTTGGAGACAACTCGTATGAAAACGAACAGTTCATATGGTGCGATATGATGTCGGAGGCAAGCTTCTCGATCGAAATGACAAATGATTCATCCAGAATCCTAAACAGATTTGCCAGGAGAGTGCGTCGCTATTTGAGACGGCACGAGCAGCAGGCGAAAAGAAAGAAAAAGAAAGGAAACCACAGATGATTATTACGTTGCTTACTACGCTCATCCTTGTTGTGTCTGCCATTGTTCTTAAAAAAGCAGATCCAGACGATCGCTTCTTTATTAATTTATGCGCAGCGATCACAGAGTCCAGTGCTGTAATTGTTCTGATCGGCTTGCTGGTCTGTATCATTAAAGAACATACGTTTACCGAGAACAAAGTGCTTGAGCTACAGGCTGAACGGAATGCAATTGTGTACCAGATGGAGAACCATCTCTACCTCGGTGATGCGCTCGGTGAATATAACAAAAAAATCCTTTCCATGAGGCACATGCATGACAATCCGTGGACAAGCTGGCTGCAGGGTGGGTATGTCTATGAGGTAGATCCGATCGACTTGAACTGATGGAATTTGAAATATTGGAGCAAATTGCTCACAACTTGCATCTGATCCACTCCGATCTTGCCAGTATAGGAATCGTGCTCTTCCTCATGCTTATCCTCAAAGACATGGGAAGACGACACAAATGAAAGTAGGCTTTTATGAAGTGGGAAGAGGTTGATAAAGACCGCGAGTATAAACTCGTTGACGAGGTGATTCCTTTCCGATGCGGAATCAGAAAGATGACGTGGATGGATTCGTGGACAGTAAGCACTTCTCTATTTGGCACTCAAATGATCGACGCATGTAGCGCCGATGAAGCAAAATGGCTAGCCACGCTGATGATCCATGATGACTGCAACAGAAAAGCAAACTACTATCACAAGATCAGGAATCATCTACCGGACATCCACGATCTTGCCAGAGACGCTGGTATATGAAATGAGGTTTTTATTATGACAGATGAGCCAATCAAGCGAGGCTACAGGCAGTTCCTCGAAGTGTACAGCGATAATGAGTTTGTTATGCCTATCTGTCCGCATTGTGGTGTGAGCATGGAGTTCAAACAGATATATACATCATACGGATTGCTGGCAAAAGGCTTAAAAATTGCTTGTCCTTTATGTGGGCAAGAAGAGTGAAGGATTATTCATCATGAACATAATCAAACGGGAACGAGTTATTCCTCCGGAGCCTGAGCGTACCGCAACAGATACCATTTATGTTGCCTCCGACGGCAAAGAATTCCGCTTCAAATCTGAATGCGAAATTTACGAAAAGCAGCTCGAAGTTCAGAATCACCCTGTTTACAAGTCGTGGATAAAAGCCAGAACATTTTGGGATGACTGCACAGCAGATCTTTACTACATTCGGAACGAGGAAGATTACGAGTTTTGGTGTGAAAACATTGGCACTCGATACCTCGAAGTGGATCATTGGGAAGATGGTTTTGGGCCGGGGTGGTATCTATTCTATTCCGTAGACGGCGGGGACTACGCTGACAGCCGATATCTTTATAAGCTCGACGAGTACGAGCGAGAGACCAAGAGTCAGTTTGACGAGTGGCACGATGATATCGAAAACAGAATCGCAAACCACATTGAATGAAATGGAGTTTTCATCATGAGATGGCAGAAACCAGATGAGCTTGATGTCAGATATCGAACCTTCTTTGCGTTGTTTCCAGTCACGATAGGCAAAGAAACAAGGTGGCTGGAAATGGTAAGAGTAAGAGAGGTATATAAGTTCTTCCGCTATTATGGTTATTTTGCGTGGGATATGACAAATTTCGAGCCGCTTGATTCAAATGAACATGTACACAAGAAATAAAAGTGGATTTTCATCATGACAAAAATTGAGATTGAGGAGAATCCAGACGGAACCTTCCGAGTCGAAATATATAACAAAACCAAGCCGAAGAAAACAATTCTCGATCACTATGAGTTCGAGGAAAGTTGGGATAGTTTAACCACGATTAACAGGGCGAAAATTGATATTACGTGTTTGCCAGATGACGAGAACGTCTTGGAATCATTTACTATTATGATACCAAATAAAGATTGAGAGATCGACTGTGAAGTTTATAAATCTTGACGAAGCGTATAAGGAATTCGCAGATTCGTTACGCAATGTCGGTATTCAAACAGAAAATGAGGATGGATACCGCCCATTGATAGATATTCTTACAGATCTTGCAAAACTATTCGAGAAGGAGGAACAACCGTGACAAGCGTAGATGATTTCAATAAAGAATACGACACAAGCACGACAAGCAATACGGCGCTTCCGAATACATACAGCACCGGCTGCGGATACCGATTGCCATGCGGACTCTGTACGCTTCTGAATCGTGCCTGTCCAATGCAGAGTCATGGGTATGCAGAGCCAACCTGGAAGCTGCCAGACATCACCTGTCAGTCTGCCCCGGAAACGCATTACACCGAGATAAAAGGATAGTTTTATGATACCAAAACAATCACAATTTGAGCGTTGTTGTTTGAATTGCCGATACTCGCACCAAGAACCATATGGCCTCCTGTGTTTCGGTGAGAAGGGAGCTCCTCCTACGCCACCGGACAGCGTGTGTGACGATTGGAAGCCAATTGCTGATGAAGAAGGATGGCGAAATATTGCCGTGGTTGGTATGCCTGATGCTGATAAAGAAGTCATCATCCACTGTATGGACGGCATGATGTTCTTTGCATGGTGGCACAACAACGAGCATGACGGCGACTACTGGATCGTACGTGGCCCACATGATATCCGGCATTACATAAAGACGGATTGGGTATCGCACTGGAGACCGAAACCGAAGAAGCCGGTGATGTAAATGGCGATCAATAAGAAAACACGAGAAGCCGTATACGCAAAATACAACGGTCACTGCGCCTACTGCGGCAGACCTATTGACATTAAGGATATGCAGGTCGATCACTTTTGTCCGCAGAAAATGGAATGGGCCATCGTTGTTGGCGGAGTTCCAGGCGTAGACAGCATCGATGATATCAATAACCTGATGCCGGCGTGTAGGATGTGCAATCACTACAAGAGAGCGCATGATCTCGCAACGTTCAGGCGGTACATTGAAGAGATCCCACGTAAGCTGCGCGATAACTATATCTATAAGATTGGCGTTGCCTATGGGAACGTGATCGAGAACGAAAAGCCAATCAAGTTTTACTTTGAGGAGTTTGAAAAATGACACTGATCGAAGCACAGAAGCTGATTGAAGCAAGACGCGATGACTGCTGGGAAACGGCTGAGAACTATGAAAAGATTTTCCCAGGACGAAAGTCCTCATACAGAACGGATATTGCTGCTTATACGGTCGCCGTTATCGCAATTCAGAAGATGATTGAAGAGAACGGAGAGGACTTTGAAATTGTTTGAAAGTAAATACTCCTATTCAACGCTTTCGCATATGTCGAAAGATAACCTGATCGAGTACATCCGGCTTCTCGAAAAGAATCTCTATACGGCAGAGTGTTTCAACGAACAGCAGGCGAAGAACTGTGAAAAACTGTTGAACGGAGAAATCGGGGATCTATTGAGCGACCTCCACGCACTGATGTGGCACTCCGGCGATGGTTGTGAGATTTGCGCCCACAAGATTGTTGACGAACGTAAACCGTATCGTTGCTTGAAGTGTGACTTAGGTAACGGCGCTGATTGTGAACCTCTCTGGCAAGGATTGAGACCGCCGAATCCACCCATCACGGATATTGATTCTATGGAAGGAGCCAATGGGGAGAAAAGCAAAGAGGTGACATCAGATAGCAATTAGCAACATGTTTATCCCGAAGAAAATCAAAGTTGGTTTTCAAAACCGCAGCGATACATACACCCAGAAGCTTGCCTACGTTATTTACTATGACGAGAAAGGTAAACTGAGAAAGGAAGCGTCATGGGAGAGCTGGCGGGACGATAAGATTGAACCAGTGGAGTATGAGAATGTGCCAACAGAGGGGTTTGTGCTGAACAAGAAGGTTGGCGGGTACACAAACGGTTGGAGTAACTTCAGACAGGCGTATGTGCGCGTTTATGATCCTCGCGGGTTTGAGTTTGAAATCACGGTTCCGAATCTCCTGTACATCCTTGAGAACACGAGCTCCATCAAAGGCAAAGGACTTGAAGGCGAATTCGTCTACGGCTGGGATGGTACGGATTTGGTGCTAATCCCTGTATCGTCGCCAGACTATGAGCAGTTGACTTCACTGAATCAAAAGCGGTTTGATAATAGGCGAATAACAGCGAAAGACCTAAAGATTGGCGCGACCTATCTTACCAAAGACAACAACAGAGTTGTGTATCTCGGCAAGTTTGATTTCTATGATACAGTCTATTTGTTCGATGGACAGGTATTCCCAAGCTATAGAAAACTTTGTAATTACGCATATCAATCCGGCAAAGAAATAACGGGGCGTGAAAGAAATTCTAACTGGCCATATTTTTACTATAGCATTCCTTTATATGAACAGAAGAAAGACACGGTACGCAAACACTATTTCTTTTCATCGTTAGAAGAGTGTGTGTTGATCAACAAAGAATCTGTGTCTGGTTGGTTGATTGATGTTTTGACCGAGACGTGCGCCGATGACTATGCAGATCGCATGGAGAAACTCGAACACTCCACGATGTATTCGCCATATGACGAAAGCAAGGATACATTTGTTGATTACTCCATTGAAGAATTGAGGAATGCAGGGAGCCGTTGGGGCAGCAAAATGGCTGTATTAAAAGATAACGAGGTCTGGTACGTCGAGCTCATGAGAGACGAGACGACTGGAGAGTATCGACTGCTTAAACCTCAAAGAGGTTTAAGCAACGGAGATAAAGCCCTCGACCCCCAGGCGTTCTTTAAGATGGAGAAGGTAGGATACCAGTTGGCAACCATTCCTTTGTCGCCAGAAGATATCGCTCAGACGTTGCATTTTGTCCATATCGATCAGTATCTTGCCAACGGGAAATTTTATAGGAGAACATACTAATGAGTAAAAATGATGAAAAGATTTTAGAACTTAAAAAGATAATCGAACAGAGAAAGCAAGAACTCGGCGAGAAGAAGCCTTTCGCACCTGTAACGAGTTGCTCCATTGATTTGGACGGCACAAGATATAACATCCACACAATCAACGATCTCGGCTCGCTTGACTTTTTGCTGGTCAAACTCCACGCGCTTGAGATGTCGGCAAAGGATCTCGGCGTTAAGATCAATATTTCCGGGTTCCCTCTCGAAGACTGGCTGACCGATCTTTGCGCAAAGGGTGAGGCTCTGTATCGGAAACAGAAAGAAGCAGAACTTAAAGCTCTCGAAAAGAAACTGGATACGTTGCTCTCTGCTGACAAGAGGACGGAACTGGAAATCGACAGCATTGCTGACCTGCTGAAATAAGACAACACCGCCGAGGCGGTGATTACATAGATCGTGAAATGCAGTCAAAAACAACTAAGGAGAATGAATGAGCGAAACTGAAAAAGGAATTGTAGAAACTCTAAGCGCCATTGATGTATCAGAATATGTAAAAGAGAAGAATGGCAATAAGTACCTGCCGTGGGCCAGATGCTGGAGCATCGTCAAAAGTTATTACCCGCAGTCCGATTACTTTGACGAGGTTCAGGAAATCAACTTGGGAGACAGAGTTGTCCCGCGTCCGTGGTTCGATGATGGGAAAACGGCATGGGTTAGAACGACCGTTGTGATCAAGAGCGATACGGAGGAAATCCAGCATACGGAATCCTACCCGATCCTCGACCTTCGTAATAAGTCGATGGCGGCAGACTCTATCACGACCGCAGATTTTAACAAGTCTGAGAAGCGCAGTCTGACGAAGGCTGTTGCTGTTGCTACCGGACTTGGCCTGCACCTGTTCTATGGTGAAGACTACAACGAAGATGTCACCAAGACGATGGAACTGCTCGAAAAGGTTGACGCTCTTGCCAAGAAGAAGGCTGCGCTGTCTGATAAGGCGAAGAAGCAAGTGGCGGATCTCTGCAAGGAAGCAGAGAAGAAAGCGTTCCCGGATATCCCTGATGACGAGATCGCCGGTAACTATAAGAATATTGAAGATGCAGACATCCTGGCTTCTCTCGAACGGAAGCTCATGGCTGTCAGAAAGTGAGTGTGAATTATGGGTCTTAGAGATGGTGCATATGTGCGGCTTTGGTCTGCGAAGGATAACGGTAAGGTGATTACCTGTCAGGCGAGCGTGAGCAAGAAGCAGGAAGGCGGCGGCTACCGGACGCTGTTCAGCGGTTTCGTAAACTTTATCGGCGAAGAGTGTAAGGAGAAGATCCGCTCTCTCGGCCTGCCGGAGACTTCTGATCGCCAGAATCCTGTTGGCAAGACGATCAAGGTTGTTGGCTCTCCTGATGTTACCACTTGGTTTAACCCGAAGACCAAGGAAAACCGCATGAACATCGCGGTCTATGACGTGGAGCTCCAGGAGGACGGCGGCGGTCAGCACCAGAGCAAGTCTGCGCCGAAGACCTACCGTAAGAAGGCAGAGCCGAAGCCCGCAGAGGATGATGATCTGGACAGCGAACTTCCGTTCTAAAGAGGTAGTCCATGCAGAATAAAAACATCGAGCGTTTTGAGTCCCTGTTGCTTTCATGCGGCAGGGACGGCATGGACAAGCTTCTGGAGTTCATTCGCAAGTCGGACTTCTATACTGCGCCGGCCAGCACACGGTTTCACAACTGCCATGAGGGTGGTCTACTGGAGCATAGTTTGAATGTGTATGATTGCCTCTGCGCCAAGAATGCCAGTGGCATATGGCAGAGCGTTCTTAATCAGATAGACGGCGATTCAATTATTCTTATCGCATTGCTCCACGATATCTGCAAAACCTATATGTACGCAGTGGAGTACAAGAACAAGAAGGTTTACAGTGAACATGGCAGCAAGAGCGACAGTCAGGGGAGATTCGACTGGGAGTCAGTTCCCGGATATGCCGTGGATGACAAAATGCCTCTTGGCCATGGCGAGAAAAGTGCTTTCCTTGTCGATGAGTTTATCGCACTGAAGCCTGTTGAGAGATACGCGATCCGCTGGCACATGGGCTTCACCGAGCCAAAAGAGAATTACAACTATCTCTCCGCAGCGATTCGAAAGTATCCTGTGATCCTCGCTGTCCACGAAGCAGATCTGGAAGCGACTTATCTCCTTGAAAAAGAGGAGTGATACATTTTGGCAAAAAACACCCGCGTTTGCCGATATGCAAACTGCCCGTTCGAAGGAAAGCTTATCAACCTCGATGCCGACGAGTATGAGTCCGAGGATAAGAAGTTTTACCACAAAGAGTGCTACGAGCGGATGAAAAAGGAGAAAGAGAAACAGGCTCTCATCAATGCCGACATCGCCTGTATTCTCGATCTCTGGCAAAAGCATATCAGCAATACCGTCAACTATGGCTATCTTCGCAAGATCCTGAATGAGTATCTGGAGCGCGGCATCTCTTCTGATTATATGGTCTATACGATGCAATATGTCGTTGAGCACAAGCTTCCGCTCCGGTATCCTCCCGGTTTTCGCTATATGCTGGACAGGCAGGAGATCCAGGATGCCTATAAAAAACAGCAGGCGGCAAAGCTTCTGAAGCAGCAGAAAGAATATAAACCGCAACGCCACAGCGAACCACCAAAGTTCGCCGTTAAGAATAACAGCGGAACCGGGTTCGGAATCATAGCGAACGAATTTAACAAGTAGGGAGGGATCGAATGCAGGATATCGCAGAGCTTTCCGATATTCAGAGCGAGAGCGGTATCATCGGGACACTGATCTACCACCCCGAATTTATCGAGCATACCGACTTCTTACAGCCCAGATATTTTTACAATGTCGAAAACAGCATCATCTATTGGGGAATCCGGGAGCTGACCCGTGAAGGGATTTCCAACATCGATGCCTACAACCTCTCCAATAAGCTCAAGTCCAATGCAGCAGTCCAGAAAAAGCTGGACCAGTATAACCTTCCCAACATCCAGGAATGGATGCAGAGCTACAAGGTGGTTGCCCGCCAGACGCTGGAGGAATACAAAGTCCTTGCCGAAGATGTGACGGCGCTGGCATTTAAGCGCGAGCTTGCCAACACATTGGATCATTTGAAAAGTGCATGTTTTCAGCGCGATTTGGACTTGAATCGTCTGTCCAACAAGGTCTATGGCTCTCTTGACAGCCTGACAGAGAAGTTCATCACAAGCGAGGAGATCCACACGCTCGGTGAAGAGCTGGACGATATCTGGGCAGAGATTGAAAAACGTCGCTCGGCGGACGGCATATACGGCGTACCGTCGAAATACAATTCTTTCCTTCCGTATTTTACATATGAACCCGGCGAACTGGTTTTGATTCAGGCCAAGTACAAACAGGGTAAGTCCGCACTGCTGATGAATGAAGCGGTTCACAAGCTGCAAAACGGTGTCCCGACTTTGGTGGTCGATACCGAGATGTCAACGCGGCAGTATACCGAGCGCCTTCTCGCGCATGTGGCCGGTGTCAGCAACAAGAAGATCAAGAACGGCACCTACAACGAGGAAGAGTGGCAGCGTGTAAAAGAGGCAAGGGAGTGGCTCAAGCGCCAGCAGTTTGTCCACATCTATGATCCGAATATGACCATGGATAAGCTTTACTCGATTTGCAAAATGCTCAAACGCAAGATCGGCCTTGGCTTTGTTGTCTATGACTATCTGAAGTTCAACGACGGAACCAGTTCTGAAATCTATAACGTCCTTGGCGCCAAGTGTGACTTCCTGAAAAACAAGATCGCGGGCGAGCTTGACCTGCCTGTTCTCAGCGCCGCGCAGCTCAATCGTGCCGGTGAGATCGCCGACAGCTTCAAGATCAACATGTATCTGTCTGTTGCCATCAAGTGGGGATATAAGACCCAGGAGATGCAGATCCGCGATGGCGTGGAATGTGGCAATATGTATGCCAAGATCTACATCAACCGTCTCGGTGAGCAGATGCAGGAAGATGACCAGGACGCTTATATAGACTTTTTCTTCAACGGTGATACCATGACCGTCGAGGAAGCGGAACAACACCAGAGAACAGAAGAATTTTGATGATGGGAGGCGCGTGATCTATGTCCAAATATGATGGAGAAATGCTAAAAGAGATAGACGAACGCGCCGACCTGATCGAATACGTCAGCCAGACAATGGAACTGGAGCAGAAAGGCGACAACCTGTGGGCGCATTGCCCGAAGCACGTTGATGAAACGCCGTCCCTTAGTTTCAGTATAAAAGACGGGTTTTATCACTGCTTCTCCTGTGGTCGCAGCGGTCGCATGATCTGGTGGCTGCATGACTACGAGGGTCTATCTATTGATGAAGCAGTAGAGAAGGCCGCACGCCTTGCCGATGTAGACATCTCCAAGATGTGCCAGTCCGATACCGTCATCTACCTCAAAAAGCTAAAGAAGATGACCGCAAAAACATCTGTCAAGTATCAGCACCCGATTCTGAGCAGCTCCGAATTGGACAAGTACCAGCAAGAACAGATTCCGGAATGGCTCGACGAAGGCATCGAGCAGAATGTCATGGACTTGTTTGGCGTCCGTGTTGATACCTGGCAAAACCGCATTGTTTATCCGGTCTATGATATTGATGGAAACCTGATCAATATCAAAGGCAGGACGCGGTATCCGAATTACAAACAGCTTCGGCTTTCAAAATATATGAACTACTTCAAGATTGGATGTCTTGACTATCTGCAAGGACTAAACATTGCCTTGACATATGTCAAGCAACAGAACGAGATCATCATTTTTGAGTCCGTGAAGTCCGTGATGAAAGCGTATGGCTGGGGCTACAAGAACTGTGCCTCAGCCGAAACGCACGATCTGTCCGACGAGCAAGTTGCGTTGATCCTGAGTTTGAAAGTGAATGTGGTCTTCGCTTGGGACACCGATGTTGACTATCGCTCAGGCGATACAAAAAAACAGATCGACGCGCTCAAACGAATCACGAATGTTTATATTATCCAAGATCCGCAGCAACTACTCGGCGGCAAGGAGTCAAAGAACGCACCGGTTGACTGTGGAAGAGAAGTATGGGAAGAGTTATACGCTAATAAGAGGAAGGTGGTCTGAATCAGCGAGTATAAAGAAGAAATTGAGAAGATGCGCTGGTCGTATTCCAGACTGAGCTCCTTCAAGAACTGCCCCTATGAATTCTATCTGAACTACATCATCAACGACCCCGATCTGTATCCAAACCAAGGCAACTTCTACGCGGAGAACGGTAGCCTTGCCCACGAAACGCTGGAGAAGTATTTCAAAGGCGAACTGTCGCTGGACGAAGCGGCAGAGTATTATGTCAACCAATTTGACGAGCAGATTTTTAACCGCGTCAAGCAGTCAATCATGGATAAGAAGTTTGAAGCCTGCGCCGATTACTTCTCCATTGTAGATTTTGATTGGCTGAAGGACTATGAGATCCTCGGCGTAGAGTTGGAACTGCATTTCAAAATCGCCGGAAAAGAGTTCATCGCATACATAGACCTGCTGATTCGAGATAAGGACACCGGTGACATCATCGTCATTGACCACAAGTCTTCCGCCTGCCCGGTCGGCAAGAGCGGTAAAGTGCTGAAGAATCACAAGGAGACATTTGAATCGCATAAGCGCCAGGGCTACATCTACGCCGCAGCGGTCAAGCAGAACTTCGGTGTATTCCCGAAGGTGCTTGCGTGGAACCATTTCGCAGATGGTGGTAAGTTTATGGAAGTGCTGTTTGATGAGAACGAGTATAACGAGACTATGAACTGGGTAGCCGATACTATTGCAAAGATTGAGAGAGAAGAAGGTTTCGAGCCTGTACTCAATTTCTTCTACTGCACGCAACTTTGCGGTTTTCGCAATTCTTGCGAATACGCAGCAGTTGCGGATTGGAAGTGATACATGAGATACAATAATTATCATAAACACGACCACTACGGAAATCCTTGGATCAGAGATGTCGTAACAAAGCCAGAGGATTATATCGCCAGAGCGACAGAACTTGGACATACAACTGTTTTTACCACGAACCATGGCGTAACCGGCAGCATCTTTGACTGGATCACACAGACGAAGGATACCAGCCTAAAAATGATATACGGCACGGAAGCCTATTTCGTGCCAAACCGTTTTGAAAAAGACAGAAGCAATAAGCACCTCATTATCATCGCAAGAAATAACGATGGCGTTATGCAGCTCAACGATATCATGTCTGAGGCGCATGACACAGGCTTTTATTATCGGCCTCGTATCGACCGCGAGCTCTTGTTTTCTCTTGATCCAAAGAATGTGATTGTCACAAGCGCATGCGTGGCCGGCATCTGGGATGAACCAGAGCTTCTCCTGGAACTCAAACAACGTTTTGGAGATCATTTCTTCCTTGAACTTCAGGCGCATGATATTGAGATACAGAAAACTGTAAATCAGCAGATGCTCTCTTTCAGCAAGGAAGCCGGCATTCCGATCATCCACGCCAACGACAGCCACTATATTCTTCCGGATGATGCCGAGTTTCGCAAAGTCTATCTGCGCGGGCATGAACAGTTCTACGAGTCCGAGGATGGCATGGTCTTGGACTATCCGGATTCCGACACAATTTTTGCGCGGTATGAAAAGCAGGGGATTCTCACAAGGCAGCAGGTGCAGGAGGCGTTGGAAAACACGCTTGTTTTTGATGAGTGTGAACCGATCACTATCATCAACGACGATATCAAGCTACCCTCTGTGTCGGATGATCCAAATCAGGATCTGAAAGATATTATCAACGAACGATGGAAACAGGAAAAGAAAACGATTCCCAAAGAAAAGCACCACGAGTATCTGAAGGCGATTCGGGAAGAAGTAAAGACCGTCGAAGATACCAACATGGCGAACTACTTCCTTATAGATTATAACGTCGCCAAGCTCGCGCAGGAGAAATATGGCGGTCGCCTCACTAATACCGGCAGAGGCTCTGCTCCCAGCTTCTATATCACAAAGATGCTTGGTCTCACGGATATTGACCGAGTTTCCGCGCCAATTACACTTTTTCCGTCAAGATTTATGTCAGTCGAACGTATCTTAGGCAGCAGGTCGTTACCCGATAAACAAGTATGAATGAAAACATATGGTCAGTTTACATGCACATTAACAAGGTTAATGGCAAAAAGTACATAGGAATTACAAGCCAGGACCCGGAAAGAAGGTGGGGTTCTGACGGAAACAAATACCAAAAATCAGTTTTTAAAAACGCTATCAAAAAATATGGATGGGATAACTTCCAGCACGAAGTAATCTTCCGTAGTTTATCAGAAGAAGATGCAAAATACTTGGAGCGTCTATTTATTAAATGCTTCGATACGAAAATCCCGAATGGTTATAACATGACGGATGGCGGCGATGGAACCGTTGGTCTATCTCCAAGTGAAGAGGTCAGGACCAAAATGTCTGTTGCCTCCAAGACAAAGTGGGAAGATCCAGCCTTTAGAGCAAAAATGACGGCGTTAAGAAACGATTGTAATGGAGCGTATCAATCCGAAGAGTTTAGAAATAAAATCTCAATGCTCGTTTCAGGAGAAAAGAATCCAAATTTCAATCACAAATGGACAGATGAAATGAAACAGAGTCTTAGAGAAAAACAGAAGAACAATCCTATGTATCAAAACGAGACCAACCCAAATGCGAAAAAGATTCGGTGTATTGAAACCGGAGAAGTTTTTAATTGTATGAAATATGCACAAGAACGATTTGAACTTAAATCAACAGGGTCGTTCACGGCAGCAATTAAAAAAGGAAAGACAGCAGCCGGTTATCATTGGGAATATGTTTGACATTTATAAATGTCGCTATATGCAGTGATACATATAGAAAACCCAGAATATCAGGGGAAACCGTTAGAGCCATTATTACCAAGCGCGAGTGAAAACAAAGCGTGGCGCTGCCAACTACAGCGGTATGGTAACAAGATAATGGATTTGGCAATCCTGAGAGACAGCCCTAAACCGCAAGGCAAGGGAAGCTCGCAACGACTACCAATGGGCATCCGAGATAATATCAACGATGATGGTATAGTCTACTCCCTTTAAATATGGGGAAACCCAGGGTATAAAGGATCGACCTTAACACAGCCGATCGTGTCCCGTTCATCAAGGCCACAGAAGACCTTCTCGGTAAAGAGAACTGTGCGTGGATGCTGGCATGGAAGCCTCTCCAGGATTCCTCTGCTTTCCGCCTCTATTGCAAAGGGATCGGGCTTCACATCTCCGAATACGATGATGTTGCCAAGAATCTGGACGCCTACCGCGAAGATAAAAAGTGGAAGGACATTATCGAGAAGAGCAAACGTTTTATCGGCGTGATCGACAGCGTGTCGGAATCGCCGTGCTCCATGCTTCTGTACTATAAGCCTGTGCGAAAAGAGATCGGCCTCGTCCGCATGACCGGCAGCGGCAAGATCTGCTGTATGCTGGATGGCTATAACTGCGATAAGTATAAGTATCTCAAGAACGATTATTTGACCGTCACAGTATGGGCTATCATCAAAGATGTGTGTGAAATGGCCGACATCCCAATCCCTACGATCCGGGAAATGGATGAGCTCTTGGATGAGAAAACATTTGATGTTTACGAAAAAGGTCTGACATGTACCATCAACCAGGCTGATAGTGAGTTTGCGACGGCGCTTGCCAAGCGATATAAGCCGCACAGCGTTTCAGAAATGTCCGCCTTTGTCGCTATCATTCGCCCAGGATGCGCAAGCTTGCTCCAGGATTTTGTCGATCGCAAGCCTTATACGACCGGCGTCACGGAATTGGATGACATTCTGATCGAAGGCAAGCACCGTATGATCTATCAGGAGCTTATCATGAAATATCTGATCTGGCTCGGCATCCCGGAAACAGGCAGCTACGATATCATTAAGAAGATTGCAAAGAAAAAATTCAAGGAAAAAGAGCTTGCCGATCTAAAGAAAAAGCTTCTTAAAGGCTGGATCAAACGTGTCGGCAAAGAGGATGGCTTTATCGAAACGTGGACGGTGGTAGAGCAGGCCGCGCATTATTCCTTCAACGCGTCACACTCGCTGTCATATGCCTATGACAGCCTGTACGGAGCCTACCTAAAGTCCCATTATCCGCTCGAATACTACACCGTTGCTCTGAATTATTATGCCGATGATGCAGATCGAACCATGAAGCTTACGGATGAGCTTTCCTATTTCGGCATCAAGCTGAAACCTATCAAATTCAGGCACTCCAAAGGCGGCTATGTTTTGTCAAGAGAAGATAACAGCATCTATAAAGGGATCGGCTCCATCAAGCACATGAACGATGATGCGGCAGATGCTCTGTATGAGCTTCGGGATAACCGTTATGAATCGTTTGCCGAACTTCTTCGTGACATCAAAGAAAAAACATCCTTGGATTCTCGCCAACTCAAAATCCTGATCGAACTTGATTTCTTTTCTGAGTTTGGAGATGCAAACTATCTGCTGAAGTTGTCAGAAATCTTTGACAGTTTTTCTGACAAGCAACTCCGAAAAGAGAAACTGGATGTGCTTGGTATCAACTTGGACGTTGTTCGTCCTCTGTGTGGCCGCGAAACAGATAAGATGTTCACACAGTTTGATAAGGCCACTGTGGTAAAAGAGATCGGCAGACACATCCGTTACACGAAGCGCACGCTGCGACAGGAGCTTGAAGCACAAGCTGAGTACCTTGGTTATCTGACAACCTCTGGAGAACAGTACAAGGGTATCGGTATGGTTATGGAAGTTGACACCAAATATTCCCCGAAGCTGAAGGTATATTCCTTGAAACAGGGCGAGACTTTCGATTGCAAGATCGACAGAAAGACGTTCAACAAGGTAAGGCTCAAAGAGCGCGACATCATCAAAATTCAGGGGCAGACACGAAAACCGAAGGTCAGGAAGAACGAAGCAGGGGAGTGGGAGCCTATTCCCGGTGTCAATGAGATTTGGATTACGAAGTATCAGAAAGTAGAGAATTTGTGAGGAAAGTCGTTTGAAAAAATTAGGTATTACATATGAAGAGTTCAAGAAGCACCTGGAAGCCGTCGTAAGAAATATGCGATTCCAAGATGGGCTGATCGATCTTACTGTTGCGTTTAACAAGCAGTCGCGAGATGAGTGTGAGTTGATGTTCCCGATGATGGTTGACAATGTGGTGGATCTCTTGGCAACGATTATGCATGACGAAGATGATTTGATCGCATACTGGGTATTTGAACTGGATTGCGGCAATGAGTACAAGGATGGCTGCGTCACAGAGGCAGATGGATCTATTGTCAAACTGAAGACCATTGAAGACCTGTGGAACTGCCTCATAAAAAATTTAGAAGCAGACAACAGAAACTGTTGACAAATGCAAAATAAATGCTATAATACCATCAGGAGGTAACGATGACACAGGAACAAGAAGCGAAACTCGATAAAGCCCTCAAAGAAGAGTTCGAAAAGGTCAGGGTTAATAGCCTACGCACTGGAGCTCGTATGATTTGTGGCGCGGTTCTGGAGATCGCGCACAGAGACAAGCCGTATAACCAGCGCATCAACGAGATCGTAGAATTCTGCAACACGACACTCGGGAAAGCAAAGGTAGACGATGCGGGCAGTGGAGAATGAATGCGTCGGCTGTTCACCATACCTTGGCTGTATCGGTGAGGCGTGCCAATATAGAAATGTTGAGCGTGTCTACTGCGATCTGTGCGGAGATGAAGCCGAATACATAGTTGACGACGAAGAGCTCTGCGAAGACTGCGCCAAGAAACGCATTCTCGAAGTGTTCAATAACTTTGATATTTTTGAGCAGGCTAGTATGTTGGACATTGGTTTGCAAAATATAGGAGGTTGATTTATTGCTTGTGATTCTTGGGGAATCCGGCAGCGGAAAGACTACCCTGATTAAGGGTTTAACCGGCGAGGATTCCAAGTACAAACGCATTGTTACATATACGACCAGACCGGAACGCGACGGCGAAGTAAACCACATTGACTACAATTTCATATCAGAGCAAGACTTTCACTATCTTGATAAACATAATTTCTTCGCTGAAAGTATGAACTATCGTGGCTGGTTTTACGGCATCGCAAAGAAGGATTGTCTGGAAGAAAATGCAGCCGCCGTACTTACTCCGCATGGCCTGCGCACGATGAAGAAACTCGGCATTTCTACCACGTCGATTTATCTTGACGTTGACCGCCGAACAAGACTGATCAATATGCTGAAGCGCGGAGATGATATCGAGGAGGCATACCGCAGAAACCTCACGGACGTAGGCGAATTCGATGGCGTATCGGACGAGGTTGACTTCACTATAAATAATTGTGAGTTTAAATATACACCAGATGAGATCCTGAAAATTGCTAATGCGTTTCTAAATCCTCCGGATAGCACAGTGCTTCCTGGTCAGCACAGTTTGTTTGATGAGGTGGCGACGTGAAGAATTATACGATTTACACCTGTGGTAAGATGAGCGGTTTGACCCTCTCTGAACAGATGAACTGGCGTCTCAAAATCGAAAATGCGGTTGAACGTATCAAACCAGAGAATGTTACTGTTACGTTTATCCATCCTCCGTTCTATTATAACTACGAGTATGACAGTCAGAGAACGCAACAGGAGATTAAGAGATGGGAGCTTGGCGTCGTTCGAGACAAGTGCGATGTAGTGGTTGTCAATCTTGATGGGATCAACGACAGCGTTGGTTCACACTATGAGATAGCGACTGTCGATGCAATCAAAGATAGATTCGTTCCCGTGATTGGGATAGGTGATCCAGAAGACGTTCACCCGTGGATTCTGGACAGCCTGCTTCGTATCGAAGATAACTATGATTCCGCAGCCGAATTCATCGGCACCTATTTATTCCTTTAATATGCAGTCAAAAACAACTAAATGGAGGCTATATGACAGAGAAAGTAATCCTTTATTCCACCGGCTGTCCCAAGTGCAAGGTTTTGAAAAACAAACTTGAAGCAAAAAATATTACATACACAGAGAACACTGATGTTGCCGAGATGCAGTCGCTTGGCATGATGTCTGCTCCCGCTTTGATGGTTGGAGACGAATTGCTGGACTTTGGGCATGCTGTTACTTGGGCCAACAATCAGTAAGGAGGACACCGGATGAATATTCAGTTGAAGCTTTCCAAGGACTTTGAGCGTTGCCTCGAAGATTTAAAAGAGAAGTACGGGGAAGATTTTGAGTACATCAATGGTTTGCATCCGAGCCAGCTTGACTTCTCAGAGTTCATCGATAACTTCGTTGATAAGGACACGGTTGCAGACTCCAGCATCGACCCAAACGCAAACGCGAACCACAAAGACATTCGTAGTTTCATGACCGAGAAGGGCAAAAGTGAGGATAAACTCTTCGGTCTCAATAAGATCTTCATGGAGATCAAAAAGATGTGGGGGCTGCGTACAGCGAAGCAGTGGCTTGAACAGGAGTTTAGTCGGGGATTCTACCTGAACGACAGTACAACGGCGAGTTATTTCCCGTATTGCTGGGCAAACGATTTCACGCGCCTTGCCACAGAGGGACTTTTCTTCCTTAATAGTGAGACCGAAACCAAATTTTATGACCATGAAACCAGCGAAGTAGTAGAAATAATCAAACATACAAGATACAACAATCAAGCACCAAAGCATCTGACAACATACTTTGATGATGTGATTGAGTTTGTCAGTTTCCTCAGCAACCGCCAATCCGGTGCTGTCGGCATGCCGAATGTCCTGATTTGGGCGTGGTGGTTCTGGAAAAGAGATGTGGAAGATGGCTATTACATGAAAGATCCTGATTATTATCTGCGTCAGAATTTCCAGAAGTTTCTGTTCCGTCTTAATCAGCCGTTCCTCCGCATTGACCAGTCAGCGTTTACAAACGTTTCTATCTTTGATCGTCCGTATCTGGAATCTCTTTTCGGCGGAGTTGAATTCCCGGACGGCACACTCGCAATTGATCACATCGAAGATCTGATTGAATGCCAGAAGGTATTCATGGAAGTTGTCAGCGAGACAAGAGAAATCAACATGTTCACCTATCCTGTGCTGACATATTCGCTTCTTTATCAGAATGGCAAGTTCCAGGATGAAGATTTTGCAAGATGGTGTTCGAAGCACAATATGAGATGGAGCGATTCAAACTTCTTTGTGAGTGATAATGTTGGTGTTCTGTCTAATTGCTGCCGCCTTTTGAGCGATACGCAGAAACTTGATGCCTTTATAAACTCTATTGGTGGTACGGCACTGTCGGTTGGTTCTTGCCGCGTCAGCACGATTAACCTTGTACGTATTGCATATGAGAGCAAGTTTGATAAGAAGAAATACCTGAAAATTCTTCGTGAGCGCGTTCTCCTTGACTGCAAGGCACTGACTTCCATGCGGCATATTCTCAAGAGGAATATCGAAAAAGGTCTTCTGCCGAACTATCAGGATGGAGCCGTCGAGTTGGACAAGCAGTTCTGCACCATCGGCGGCATCGGTATGTATGAGGTGATGGACCTCTTCGGACTGATTAACACGGACGAACTTGGTTGCAAGAGTTATTCCGATGAAGCTGTAGAGTTCACCACACAAATCCTCGATGCAATGAACGAAGTCAAAGATAGTTTCGAGTGCGACTTCACATTCAACATTGAAATGATCCCCGCAGAGAACTGCGCAGGGGTTATTTGTCAGGCAGATAACCTTCTGTTTGAGCAGAATAAATACTTTATTTACAGCAATCAGTGGGTCCCGTTAATGGAGAAATGCACGATCCAGGAGAAGTGCCGTCTTGGCTCTCTGTTTGATAAGAAGTGTGGCGGCGGCTGTATCGCCCACATCAACATTGAGAACCGCTTCCCGAATGAAGAAACCGCATGGGATATGCTCAACTATGTGGCAGCACAAGGCGTGATCTACTTCGCGTTTACAACAAAAATTAGCGTCTGCGAAGACAAGCATGCTTTTATTTCTGAGCCGTATTGCCCGGTATGCGGCAAACCGATTGCTGATACATACGCAAGGGTAGTTGGTTTCTATACACCCACATCCAGTTATCAAAAGATTCGTAAGCAAGAGTTTGATAAACGCCGGTGGATGAATGTTCTTTCAAATGACGGAGTGATGCAGTAATGCTCATCAAGGGAATCACGGATGAGGACTTTGTTAACTACAAAGTCCCATCCATGTTCATTAGTACAAACACTTGTACGTTTAAGTGCGACTATGAAAATGGCGGACATTACTGCCAAAACAGCGAACTCGTCAAACAAGAGCCTATCGACATAGACATCGATACAATTATCAAAAGATACCTCGGCAATCCCATTACAAAAGCTATTGTGTTTGGCGGTCTGGAACCATTTGATCAGTTTGTAGATGTATATGATCTGATCTTCAAATTGCGAAATGATTATGACTGCCAAGATACAGTTGTTATCTACACGGGCTACGACGAATACGAGATTGATGGGAAACTCAACATGTTACTTTCAATTCCGAACATCGTTGTTAAATATGGGCGGTTCCGACCCGACAATTGCCCGCATTTTGACCAGATACTCGGCGTGAATTTGGCGAGCGATAACCAGTACGCACAGCAGATTTCATAAACAGGAGAAAGAATGAGCGAGAGAATTATTATCAAGTATTTTGACCCAGAGATTGAGCGTATCCACAAGATCGCCAAAGGCGACTGGTGCGATATCCGCGCAGCCGAAACAGTCGAGCTGAAAAAAGGTGAGTTCAAGCTGATCCCTCTGGGCATTGCCATGCAGCTCCCCGAAGGCTATGAGGCGCATGTCGTACCTCGCAGCAGCACCTTTAAGAATTTCGGTATTGTCCAGACGAACAGTTTCGGCGTGATCGATAATTCCTATTGCGGGGACAACGATCAGTGGTTCTTCCCGGCATACGCTCTGCGAGATACCATCATCCGTAAGAACGACAGAATCTGCCAGTTCCGTATCGCAAAGAAACAACCTGACCTTGAGTTTGAGGAAACTGACCATCTTTGTAATCCTGACCGTGGCGGACATGGAAGCACTGGAGCAAAGTGATGGATCAAGAAATCATCGAACTCGAAAACGAATTCATTGTGCTGGCCGTTCCGAAAAATACGGTCGAAGTTACAATTTCTGCAAAGGTCTATCACGATGGCAAACTGCAAGATGTCCATAGGACTATGGACTTCCAAGAAGTACGCGATGCATTTAAAGAAGCGGAGCAAGGATATATCCCGTCTGATGCCGTGTTCTCCTTGACTCCGCTCGGGGAGAAGTATGCAGAAGAACTTATTAAAAAGCAGAGAGGTCTGTTTGAGGAGGAATGAGAATTTGATTTATGGTATTAACGACAAACCGAGCGTAGGCAAGACATTACTCTTTGGTTTACAGCTTATGCTTAGTGTGTTTGTGGCTTCAGTGCTTATTGCAAATATCTGCGGTGTTTCTGTCAGCGGCGCTTTGTTTGGTGCCGGCCTCGCAACCATTACCTATCTGGTCACAACGAAATGGCAGTCTCCCATGTTCGTTTCCAATAGCGGTGCTTTTGTCGCTCCGGTTCTGATCGCATTGGCGGCTGGCGGGTATCCTGCTGTAGCTGTTGGCGGCTTAACGACATGCCTTGTGTACTGTGCCTTTGGCTATATTTTCTCAAAAGTTCCGGTCGATAGGATTTACGAAGTCTTTCCGAAAGCACTGATCGGTGCCGTCACGATGGTAATTGGAATCACGCTCATGGGATTTATCGGTACATACGTTCAGGTAGGAGGGGAAACAAATATATGGGGAATCCTGATTGCATTGTTCACCGCTATCGTTATAGCGGTTACGAGTCACTATGCGAGAGGGATGGCAAAGATCCTTCCATTCTTGATCGGAACGCTTGCCGGTTATGTGTTCTCGATTATCTTGTCTATCGCTGGGATCATCAAGATCGTAGACTTCAGTGTGCTTCAAAACACGACACTGCTTGCGATGCCTGATCTAGCATTTACGCATTGGGGAACAGGCTTCGGATTTAATGTCGCATCCATCGTTGTCATTTATATCGCTTTTACAATCAGCGCCATGATGGAATGCCTCAGCGATCACGCAGCTCTTGGCGGCATCATCGGTCAGGACTTGTATAAAGAGCCTGGGCTTAGCAGGATTTTTGCCGGAGAAGGTATGGCAAATCTTGTTGGGTCCGTGTTCGGCGGTCTCGGCATCTGTTCCTATGGCGAGGGTGTTGCTTGCGTTGGATATTCCAGGGTAGCGTCAACGATCGTAACGGCAACTGCCGCCCTGATGCTTATGCTTCTTTCGTTCATCGCGCCAGTGCAGGCGTTCATCGCGTCGATCCCAAGCTGCGTATTTGGAGGAGCCGCCATCGTTCTCTATGGCTTCATTGCCTGTTCCGGCGTCAAGATGCTCCAGCAGGTTGATCTGAATAACCAGAAGAACCTTATTATGGTGTCCAGTGTTCTGTCTCTTGGCATCAGCGGGCTGGCCATTGGAGGTGCTACCTTTGCCATCAGCGGAACTGCGCTTGCGCTGGTGTTTGGCGTTGTTCTGAATCTTATCTTAAAGGAGAAAGAGATTGAAAAAGTTTAATGCTTATTTGGCTGGTCCAATCTTCACCTATGGAGACCTGCTCCGCAATACAGAGTGGGCGGCAAAATTGCGCAATGCTTTCCCGGAGATGTACCTTTATTCTCCTGTAGAGAATACGGATATCAACGGCGTGGAAGGGAAGAAAAAGTTCGCAGGCTCCAAAGAAGTAGCCGCAGCGGACAATGCCAGACTCGATAAAACAGATGTGCTCATTGCCTGCATTGATGGAGACGTTCTCCCTGCCGGCACATGTGCCGAAATCGGCAAATTCCATGAAAAGATCACACGCGGCGATAACAAATGCCTTGTCGGGATCTGCACGGACAACAGGCAATGCTTCCTGACCCACAGCGAAGCGAAAGATGCTGGCGGAGCCTCGTCGCTGGGAGAGCAGCAATACTCCTATCAGAACATTTATGTCACCGGGCTCATCAAAGAGTACGGTGTTCTCGTCAGCAACATTGATGACGTGATCTCCGCTATCAAAGAATGGAGAAAGAATATTGCATAAATACATAAACCTTGACTACCTCATGGGGAAGACCGATGCCTTTCCCTATTCATACAGAGCGGTTTATGAGCACATTCTAGCGAATGCTCCGGTCAAAGAGTTTGATGATAACGATCTGATATCCGTTCGAACCAATCTCTATGATGAGGAAGAAATCCATAAAAACTGCACGGTGCAGATCTGGCGCAATTCTGTAACAGGAGAAACGTCATTCGGCTGGTGGGACAACGCAGATCGGACAGATCAGAATGAGTGCGAACTGTACGGAGATATGGAGGATTAAATGGTCTATATCACAGGCGACACCCATGCCGACTTCAGCCGATTCACATCAAGGAATTTCCCGGAAATCAAAGAAATGACCAAGGATGACTACATTATCATCCTTGGTGACTTCGGCGGTATTTGGGATTATAAGCAGAGCAGCTCACGAGAACTTGGCAACCTCCGATTCCTCGAAGAAAAACCTTGCACTTTCTGCTTCATTGACGGCAATCACGAGAACTATGACCGCCTCAATGGAGATGAGTTTCCAATCTTCGATTTTCATGGTGGCAAGGCACACCAGATCCGCAGCAACATCTTTCACCTGATGCGCGGCTACATCTTCGACTTTGAAGACAAGAAGTTCTTTGTCATGGGCGGCGCAAGTTCACACGACATCCAAGATGGCATTCTCGACCCAGAGAAATATTCCGATCCAAAGCTTTTTGAGCGCACCTATCGCCGCTGGTATAACCAAGGTCGCATGTTCCGCGTGAACCATGTGTCCTGGTGGGAGCGTGAGATCCCAAGTGAGGAAGAACTGGAACGAGGTAAAGATACGCTGCGAAACGCCGGATATAAAGTTGACTATGTTCTCACGCATTGTCTACCGCAAACAGTGTGCGGGGCTCTAGGCTACTACGGTTCAGATCACTTGACACAATACTTTGATGAACTGCTGGAAGAAGGGCTTGAGTTCAAAGAGTGGCACTGCGGCCATTACCATCGGATTTATAATGCACTTGGTAAGTATCACATCCACTATGAAGATATCCAGCGACTGTTATGAAAGGATTCTTTTATCATGAAAACTGATGTAGAGCAGCGCTTCGTCCGCGAGTGGGAGCATGTTCCTGGTAACGGGTTTAATCATGGATGGAGATGCCCAATTTGTATGAAGACGGTCTGGCTTGATCTTGGTATTTCACCGGATGACTGTGACATGCACTACTGCACATGCTGCGGCGAGCCGCTTATGGAACATGGCGGCACATTCATAGGATGGAAGCCAGAATTAGAATCTGAACCGCAAAAATAAAAGTGCCCAATTCATGGGCACTTTTGAAGGTCGAAATTGATGATAAAATACTGGTTTTATTTGATGGAGGATAAATGGACGAGGTAGCGAGATACAGAAAGAAAAAGCCGCAGAACTCAAAAGCCAGCAAGCGAGCAGATCATAAACACCAGTATGAAAAGTCCATCACAATGCACACTGGTCTGAACGGTGGCTTGCATCCGTCATTCTACTGGTCAACGCACTGCTCAATCTGTGGCAGGTCTGGCGACTTCTCCCTTGACAACGACGATTTCCGTAAACCGGAATATAAAGGACGAAGCCTGTTCTGGTATCAAGACATGTATCTGCCAAAAGAAGTGGTTTTCGCTATGTATCCAGATATTCCTATATATACAAATGTGCCAAACGAGTTTGGCAAAGAAATTAGAGTTCGATAAAATATAGGAGAGTTTATGAACAAAGGTAATTGGACAAAGGTAGATGCTAACCTGGTTTACAACAAAAACGGAATATACGCGGCTGCATATAGATGCAGTGAATGCGGCGATTGTGCGCCGTTTAAATCCAAGTATTGTCCAAGTTGCGGAGCCAACATGCAGGTAGAGAAAAGTATCGAAGAACTGATTGCCGATCTTAGGAAGTTTGGAGGCTACTGCGACAGATGGGGAGACGGAGAACATAGTGAACTGGTTAAACAGGCCGCCAGTGTTATCGAAAATTTTACGAGTAGGTCAACTTGATTAAAGAAGTGTTTTATCTGGAGAACAGATGAGAAATCTACAATCGATTGAGTTCCAGTTTGAGAACTGCGAATACTTCAGTATTGATGCCAAATACATAGGAGCCTTCTACGTTGGCGATATCAGCCATGAAGTCAGCCGCATCGCCTGTAATGCAATCTGCGATATGGACGTTGCTCACGAATTCTGTGCAGAGATATATGGGGAAGGGAATGATACTTATTCGTCCTGGGGTGACAACCTCGACAAGTTTAATAGAATCCTTTCCTATGACGACATCACCAGCGTAACATTAAAATATGATAACGGCTCGGAAGAAGAACTGTATCTTGATTATAAAGTGGCGGCAGGAGAGGAAGATATGCTTGGCGCTAATAATGTCAACCAGTCGTCCAAGAAATCAAAACTCGGAAACCTATACATAGTAGTTCACAGTTACAAAACTGTTGATAGCGAGTTTCCTGATTCCGAGATTGAAGATGCTGACAAGATCGATTTTGAAAAAGAGATGATCGGAGTCAACGATCCAGAACCATTTACAGAAACAGAAGCGACTAACGCAAAATAAAAAGTGCCCATGAATTGGGCACTTACATCTGAATAAAAACAGCGTTTTATAATCAAAAGGCGATGGATACCCATCGCCTAAACGCATAAGAAAGGATTAAAATGTTTTCTGAGTATAAAGATATTGTGACAATAAATGAAGTGGCGGAAATGCTTTGCATGAAGCCATACAGAATTTATGAACTGATTAAAGATGGGAGATTAAAAAGACTGAATACAGGGAAACCTTACGTGATCCCGAAAACGGAGGTAATTCGATTTGTTGAGAGTTCGATCCTTGAGTAAACGCTCGATATATGGTATAATTACTAATACATATATGTGGCGGCTTCTACCAATGGGAGGTGCAAAATGGTAACAGGAAGCCTGCAAACAAAGAAAAACATCTATTACGCCGTGTTGAATCTTGAAGATGAAAACGGCAAGCGCAAACAAAAGTGGATATCAACAGGGTATAACACGACCGGACACAACAAAAGAGCGGCGAAGAAAGTTCTTGATGACTTGATCGACAAATATGAAAAAACGCCAAAACCGATGCGGGTTCCATGCGGCGATATGTTCTATGAGTACGCAGAGAATTGGGTCTCTACGGCAGAGTTTATTTATGATCCCGTGACTTATCAGGGGTATAAGAGCGCCGCACAAAACCATATAATTCCATTTTTCAAGAAGAAGAACATTCGGCTTTGCGATGTCACGCCAGAGGTAATCCAAGCATTCTCAACACATTTGTCCAAAGATGGGAATCTGAAAACTGGTGGGAAGTTATCTGGCAAATCTGTGCGGAACTATCTCACCGTTTTAAGCCAAATTTGCGAAGATGCCGTAGAGAAAAAGAAGATTGCAGAAAATCCTGTGAAATTTGTCAAGAAACCGAAGAAGGTAAAATATAAACCTTCATTCTACGCCGCTGGTCAAATGCGACAGTTGTTTTCTGAAATCGATTCGGAACCGATAGCGCCACTTATAATAGTGACCGCTGTTCTTGGGCTCAGGCGCAGCGAGTTGCTTGGGCTAAAGTGGGATAGTATTGATTTTGAAAACAAAGAAATCACGATCAGGCATGTTGTCTCTAAATTTTCCACTGTTGTCGAAAAGGATGACACGAAGACAGAAGAGAGCCACAGAACATATCACATGACTCCACAGATTGAAAAAATCTTCTTAGAAGCAAAGGCGACAGAAGACCGGAACAGGAGAATGTTTGGCGACCATTATATTGAAAACGACTATGTTTTTAAGTGGGATAACGGGAAACCATATGCGCCGGATTATATTTCTCGTAAGTTCAAAAAGATTCTCAAGAAGTATGATCTTCCAGTAATCCGCCTTCACGATCTTCGACACTCCTGTGCGAGCATCCTTCTTGAGTCCGGACACAACCTCAAAGATGTTCAGCAATGGCTTGGCCATTCAGATATCCAAACCACAGGAAATGTCTATGGACACTTAACAAACGACCATTTGAAGACTGTTGGAAACGATATTTGCAATGAACTTTTCTAAGCGCACTTTCCTGCACTATGTTAGAACTTTTGTTAGAACAGTTGGACGCGATTCATAAATTGCCTTGAAAAGTTTAAAAAAGTCGCCAATTTCTTTCAAAATCAGCGACTTTTTGGTCGGAGTGGCGAGACTTGAACTCGCGGCCTCATGGTCCCGAACCA